GGATTGTTCTGGCACATGTGCCCACAATACTGATCCTACATGGTAGAGGTCAACACGTTGACCTTCCGACGGTGGTGTTAACTGGGGATTTGCCCGATAACACGTTATCGGGCATGGCTGTGGGGTCGCACCCCACTTAGGCCAGTGACTTTGTCACTGAACTGTCTTTCAATGCTTCCAGCCACGGCCATTGTGTGCCGCTTGAATTTCAGGAATAATTGAATGTGGAATCGCGTTCCACACCCCCACTTTGTTTCAGCGAACTGTGGGGTTAAACAAACTATTGTTTGTTTTAATTGCTGAGGTGTACTGCTATCCAGGCTTAGCAGAAGAATACATCAAAGAACGGAACCTGGCGGGTTGGTGACTGGTGGACACCAACTTAGTGGCACACTCCTGACTGCAAACCGTAGTTTCAGGTAAAGGTATACACACAAAATTCGCGTGTGTGAATTGCGTCCTATCTCAGTTTCCCGTACTTTGATAGTTGTAGTTTTTAGGGTGATCATAGCCGATATGATTTAAAGAACTTGGCTTTGGTTTTCGGGGTTAGTTACCCTGCTTACCGAGACTCCTAACTCCTTCGCACGCTCACAATTCATCCCAGCCTTACAGTTCGAGGCGGGACGGCAACGTTGCACAGCCGGAATGTGCAACACTTACCACCCCCCTTTTGAGAGCAAACATGGAAGTTGAGATGCTTCCAATAACCACTTCAGCATCTCCTTTGAGCAATCCCACATACACTCCACCACGTTCATCGATTCAAGTATCGTCTCATCCTCCTTCTGTCTCGTACAATCCCAGATCTATTAACAACTTCATGGATGAAAAGGAAGAGGAGAAAGCATCACAATCACAAACCCCTATAATTTCATTACCCGGTAGTAGACCAATTAGGCCTCCACAAGTTAGAGTTGGTCCTGTTCACCGTCAAGTGATGGATGCTTTTTACGCTTTACCCTTGGATGATCACTCCCGATCAACTGAGGTTTTGTTTAACAGAGAACACCACATTATTGATATACCTAATGCTAATTTAACCACATGTGGTCATAATGTGGATGGTTTTTGTGTTTCTTGTTTTAATGAATCACATAACAATATAGAAGAAAGTGATCGAGTTTATCGTAGTACTGGTGGATCTGGACCTTATCAATCTGATGATTCAGATAATTATGAATTGTTAGATAACATGAGGGATAGGAAATACATTGGTAAAACCAGGTTTTATAAAACTGGTTTGCCAAAGTTTTTTGGTGTTAAATCAGGGTATTATAACAGTGATGGTTCATATGTTAAACACTTTGGTTTTGACTATATGCCAAACATTTCCTATAATACTTTGGTAGTAGAAGTTCCAGAATCGCTTGTACACGAACTTGTTTCATTTTGGGTCAATAAAGAACGTTCATATGCTAATTTTGTTGTGTGCACATTTAAATGTGAACGTTTATTGAAAGAGATGAATATGCGAGGAAATTTGTACCGACATTGCATAGAGTATGCTCCGTGGGTATCATTTGCCTTATCAGAATCTGAACAGCGTGCTGTTCAAGTTGCTGTTAAGGGAAATTATTCAATCTTCAATTATCTGACTTTAACTTTCATATTGTTTTCTGTTTTTGATTATATGGCTCACAATTATACTATTATTTTGCCCATTCTCCTCCTCGTTCTCCTGATATTCATCAGTGATGACATGACAACTAGACACTTCCATAAATTTCAATTATCATTCCTTAGAATGAGGGCGGGTCTAACCTGTCTTTTCTTAGGTGTCCGCTTGGCTGTGTTCTTATTGTTGTGGTCAGCTTCCATTGTGACACAAATGGATTACACATTTCAATTGCAATCCACTCAATGGAATGGAGAAGAAGCCACGACCCTTGGTTGGTGGTTGAGTTTTATAATAGTGTTCATCATCATATTGGTCAAGTGTTATAATGATTATAAAGTTTCTGTTGTGTTATTTTTTGATAGAAACTCAGATAATCGACAACACCTGGCTCGTGGTTCTTTAAATCATGTCAATATTAGTCATGTGTTGGGTCCTGTTTCAGATCCTTTACTGCCTAGACTTTTATTGCGTCGCTTCGGTTTCAACCCTCAGGTTCATCAGATTGCTCTTACACATTATTACCTGAGTGTTTCAATTATTAAATTAGCCGTTGAGATGGGAATATTTTATCTTGTTTTACCTTACTGGTTAAGTTTGTTGTGTTTTGCTTTTAGTCGTTATGTCAATAGGAAGATTCCTTCCTTCTTACTCTACTTAGGTATTACACCGATCAATGCTCAATTTTATTAGTAGGAATTTGTTTCCTAAACCAACTACACTTATGCCAGTTAAAAAACAAATTTGTACCATTAATTCTAAATCCTTGTATAAACCTGTTAAGTGTGATGGTGAAGGTCGACCCATTGCGGGTATGTCATCACCACCTTTCATGAACAAGTTTAACAAGGTTAACAATTTTGACACTATTAGAGAACTTGTATCAATCGGATATCATACCAATGATTATCATCCAATTTGTTTTGCTGATAATCAACACAATGAAATACAAAGTTTGAAGACGCGTGTCATATGTGAAACGCCAGCCTTGAACGAGGATTTTGTAGATAAATTTATTAAAGATATCATCAAAAACTTCAAAACCTTGTTCCCCGGAATCGGTCAATTACATGTCACAGAATTGACTCACCCCGACGCCAAGGCTATACCAGATTTACTACCTCACCAATATACATATATCCATAGATCCAACGCGGATCCATCAGTGAAATCAATATTGATTAAAACCTTCATTAGGCTCAATTCTGAAGGTATCACTGAGGATAGCTTTCTGCCTAAGTCAGTTTGCAGACAGTGGTGTAACCGTAAAGCATTCTTGAAATTAGAGAATCTCCTTTACAATACACCGGTAGGATTAAAAGAGAAAGCACCCAGATTTATATCAGGAGCACAGGCTCAATTTATCTGTTTGGTTGGACCTTGGATGATGTTATTTCAAGATAAACTTAAATTATCTTGGGGTCTCGATAACTTTATTACTTTTTCCAGTGGTAAGAGTAATGAAGAGTTGGGTAATCTTTGTGAGAAACATTATAATCACAATTTGCATCCATTCGAGGACGATATTGGTGTCTTTGACAGTAGTGTGAGACCACCGTTGCTGCAATTGGAAAGTTATATTTTCAAACGGTGTGGTGCTCCTCGCGCTGTTCAACAATTAGTTAGAATGAATATAAATACTAGAGGAGTGACCAAATCAGGAATCAGGTACCGAGTTGAGGGAACTCGTAAATCTGGTGATCCTTACACTTCTTTAGGTAATTCCATTCTAAATGGCCTTATGCATTACTTTGCTTACAAACATCGCTATAGATTATCAACTATACAAGTCAAACATCAATTGAAAATGATAGTCCAGGGTGATGATAACGTAGGTTTTAGTAAGTATAAGATTGATTGGTTACATAGCATGGCTCAATTTGGTTTTGAGAGTGAAGCTAAATATCGATTGCAGTTGGAAGAGATCGAATTTTGTTCCATGCGGTTATATCATTCAAGTGGAGGGTATATTTTGGTCCCATGCCTGGTAGAGTCATTGCCAAGTTTGGTTATTTTGTCAATCCCCCAAAAGATGTCCCTTTACAATCACTACTTAGAGGTTCTGCACTTGGTCTCTATAAGCAATGTCACTTTATACCACCGTTAAAAATTTTCCTAGATAAAGTCTTGATATACACTGAAGGTTATCAAGCCGTTTATTCTAGGGAGAATTTTTCAGATTGGAAAACTCATACCAAAGAATATCATAATGCCACTCTACGCACTTATAATAATCTATGGTTGAATTATGGTTATACTATGGAATTTGATTTAATCTTATCTAAAACCATTCCAATCTCACCCCATCATCTTGACATTCCCATATTAAATTGGATGATGAATCATGATAGTAGTGGACCTAATGCTATTTAAATGATTTATGGGTTTACTTTGGCACACACTTTTAAAAATACTACAGGTTAATTCTGCAATATCGAAAGATGCCAGCCGTTCGTAACCGTTCGGCTTAGTGTGGAATCATGGGTGCATTTACCATGGCTCAAATGAGCATCGGCAGGACAGATGTTGGAACCATCTGAGGGGTTAGCACGCCTCCCGTTATCTTAGCTAGTCAGCAGAACTAGGCACCGTCCTTTCCGGTTTTAGTAGTTCCCTTTTGTCATCACCCCAGTCAGAAGCTTCAGTAATTAAAAACGTAGTGGCTGTCCCCAAGCTACATTTGCAGTCGTAGACCTAATGTAGTGGAGGGGGTGCTGGACCGAATCAAGCGTGAAACACTTGTATGTAGGGCCCGTTAATTTTAATTTCTTTTGATCTTGGGGAATCCTCACAACCTGGCTACCTGTAAAATGCGCTTTAGCCCTTGTCCTGACTGACCCTTTTTCTTATTTGTCAGCAGTTTCTAAGGTAGGGTAGAATAGTCCGATACCAGATGTGAAAATTTCGGTATTTAATCATGTCGCTCAAATCTTCTAAACCTAACCAAAGGGTCAAATTTGGTAAAAACAATATTCAGCAACTAAATCAGCTGATTTCTTCTGCCACCACTTCATCTTTTAATAACACTTCAAAACTGATGCCTGACAAATCACTGTATCATTGGAGCAAAGTGCCTCTCAATCAAGCACTTTCTCAACCTCAACATATAACAAATATGCTCCGTGATCCCAATTTTATTAAATTGGCCAACTCTGTTCAAGCACCATTGTCCGAGAGTTGGTGGCGTAAGGCGTTGGCTTTTGTGCGTGATGGCGCTTCCACTCTTGTTCATCATGTAACAGGTATTGGTAAGCATACATTAGGTGATATTATTAATGAGGTGGTTGGTGGCGTGGGTAAAATATTTGATGGTAATTTTACCCATGAGAAGGCCTTTGGTAAAGGTCGTTCAGAATTGGTTGATCATGCAGAGAGAGCATATGAATTGTATGACAAACACAAACACCATTTCAAATCTTTAAATCAAAGTATGGTCACACAATCCAAGTTGCTAGATGATTTGAAACGACAAATCAGTAATAACAACAATAAGGCGCAATCGAGTTCCCTGGTTAGGCCCAATAAACCAGAGTCTGGTCGCCTTCTTTCATCCCAAAATCCAACACAAATTGTATCTAATTCAGTATCTTCCTCATCCAACCCTGGTTGGCAACCAAAACGTGTTAAACGAGGTGCAGATGCTGGCGTGAACCTTGTTAGGGCTAGCCTTCCTTTCAAATTTGAGAACATTGCTTTCAGTATACCCGGTGGTGTATATGCCGCTGGCGCGATTGTTAAGAGTTTCCCTTTAACAATAGTTAATTTTGGCACCCAATTCATGCTAACTGCCCAAAATTATCGGAAAATAATGTATCACAAATTGGAGGTTCGTCTCCAGCCTTTGTTGTCTATGACAGCCAACGGTTCACTTTTAGGTTTCTTTGATCCTGATCCTTCCCAAGCATGGGCTGGAACAGGTTTTGGTAACGTAACACGTGCCAATACAATTCAGGGTGTTAAAGCCATACCGGTTATGGGATCTAATAGTGGATCACGTGACATAACTGTGTCTTGCCCATTGACTTCGGAATGCGAATTCTTTATCAATTCTGAGGTTAATGGCGATTCCCGTTTGGTCATACCGGGAACCTTTTATCTCATGGCTGAGTCTTCTTTTGATACCACCACTTTAGCTCCAAATACTGACATTTTTCTAGTGTCTATATTAGCTAAAGGAGTTTTGTTGGATGAACTAACATCAACTCAAACTGTTTCTTTGAACACAGTAATTGATTGTTTTGCTTCAACTAACACTGTCCCATCCGGCAATAACTTTGGTGGTAATTTCGTCACTGGTTTAACATCTTCTTCTCCTCCACAACCTCTTGGAACCATATCTGAATTGGGATATGCTCAAGGTTCTGAGTTAGCTTATCACTACAGAACCTCACCATCCTCTGTCGTTGATGGAACTGTGGTTGGTTTATCTCCTGGATGGTACAAGTTGGAAATTGAAATCCAGTGTCCATCAGCCATCACAGGGACTACCAGTCAAGCCACTTTGGTTGCTGGAGCTGGAGCTGTAGTTCAACAGTTCTCTATTGCTAACATTATTAGTAGAACTGGTTCATGGACTTTTCCCGATGGACGATCCATTTCCGCGTCAAATAATGGCTTTCTCATTTCTGCAGTTGTATCCGTACCATTTTCAGCTACTGGTTTTGGTATACCGTGTTCACGTCCTTTGGATTTTGTTGGGAATGGAACATATAGTTTGCCCAATTTGCAAACACAGGCTAATATCGGATATTTTTGTCTAAATAATTCGTCAGGAGCTAATTTTACATACCAATTTGCTTTTGTCAGAATTGACAGAATTAATTCCGCTAACAATAACGTCAACTACAATGAATCTTCTCTTATTCATCTTCCTATCAATGAAGTTAAGGAACCTGAGATAGATGAAGGTGATTCATTGTTAACCCCTATGAGTGAAAATTTGTATATTTATCAAGCTAAGGCTGATGAATACAAACGCCTCAAGGAAAAGTTGATGATGGAAACTGATCCTGAAAAACGTTTACTGTTAACAACTGCAATTAAACACTTTAAAATGCAGTAAACGTAGCTCGATCATTGCTATTAAAACTAATTTCATTTACTCACGCATCAGGAATTAATAAATTCATTTATACTCTCTTGCTAGTGCCCGAGGCTTAAATCGGGCTTTTCACAGCAGGGCAATATCGTTCACAAAGGAGGATGATCCCCTGATATTGTCGGGTCTGACGTACCCGCTGCCCCGAGTTATTTGCCACGTTTGCACGCGTGTCATCTCTTCAACTTTAATCCAGGTGCAACTGGGTTCCCACTTTAAAGCCTAGTGGGAACTAACAGGTCACAAGTTTGTTGTGTCAAAAAGATCAGGGTCCGTAGCCCAAGTCGCTTAGGCGTCAGGTAAATGTGATCTTAACAAACACTCTTTAAAACCAG